AAACAGTCCCCTACACCGCAAGGATTTATAGCACTTGTAACATTGTTTACAACCCTAATGAACAATACATTCCTTATGCCAATTTGACACAGGCAGAGGTATTAAGTTGGATTTATGAAAATGGCGTTGACCAAACGGCAACACAGACCGCATTGGATGGCATGATTAATGCACAGATCAATCCGACTGTTGTTTCACCCGCATTGCCTTGGGCAAGTAAATAACTATGTTGATATTACCTAACTTAGACGATGCTGTTACTCACGAGCAAATCTATCTTAGGTTACTTGAGGTAGAGGCTAAAGTTGATGCAATAGATGCCAGTACTAAACAACTGGTAGAAGCTTTTGAAGCCCTCCAAGGGGCTTTAAAGGTTCTTAATTGGATAGCTTCTTTAGCTAAACCAATAGCTATTATTACTGCTGTGGGTACATTCTTTGCATTAATATGGAACAACGTAACAACGCATAAGTGATTGTTACTAGTAACAGGGTTAACCGCTGCCCTGCAATTTCAGCGGGAGTTTATTCAAAGGAAGTTATCCATGTTTAGTTTTACACACACAGTAGAAGAGTTGAGAGACTTAATTCAATGTATGGAAGCTCGTATTGCTTCTATGCAAACTCATGTTCAAAAGCTTGTTAGTCAAGCCAATGAGCAGCAACAACAACCTGTAGCTTCTCCATTACCCCAACCCCCTGCTGTTGATCCTAGTGCCACCACAGACACTTCTACAGATCAACCACAGAGTTAATATCTAGGGTAAACTATGTCCTACAAACCCAGATGGAGTGATGGTTCTTGGAACGTCATCTGTGACCAGTGTGGACGTAAGTTTAAAGAAAGTCAGCTCCAATTGCGTTGGGATGGCCTTATGGTCTGCCAAGGCGATTGGGAGCCTCGTCAACCCCAAGACTTTGTACATGGTGTAGCTGATAAACAAGCTCCTCCTTGGGTTAGACCAGAACAACAAGACTTGTTTTTATTTGTATGTACACCCCTAACCAGTCAGGGTATAGCTGATTACGGCACAGCAGATTGTGCTGCTGCTGACATAGATAGAGGATATCGTCCCAACAATTACCCAGAATTACCAGGATAAACAATGAGTTCTTCAACTTATACAGTCTCTAGAGATCAAATCATTACCCTAGCTTTAGGTAAGCTAGGGGTGCTTGAGATTGGAGATACTCCTGATACTAATTCTATAATTAATGCTTCTATGACTCTTAACCTACTCATCAAGCAAATGAGTACTGAAGGATTGAAGCTATGGAAGATATCAGAACTAAACATCCCGTTAATCAATAACCAAACCAACTATATCCTAGGTGGTTCTACATCAACTTTGATGTACGATGTTCTTAACCCCACAGTTGCTATTACGGATAAACCCTTGAAGGTTATCCAAGGGTTCTATAGAAACATTCAAGTTACCCCAAACATAGATACCCCAGTGATGCTCTTGTCTAAACAAGAATACAACGTATTGGGTTCTAAGTACTCTACAGGTACGGCTAATAGTATCTTCTATGATGTTCGTAAACTCAATGGTCAGTTGTATGTGTATCTAACCCCTGACTTGAATGCTCAGACTAACCTTCAATTGCACATAATAGCTCAGATGCCTTTAAATGACATCTCTACAGCCAGTGATATCCCTGACTTCCCTAATGAATGGATGAACTGTTTGGTGTGGAGTCTAGCTGATGAGTTAGCCCTTCAGTACGGAGTTCCAATGAACTCTAGACAAGAGATTGCTCAAAGAGCAAATATGTATAAAGAGAAAATGTCTGATTGGGATGTTGAAGCTTACAGTACATTCTTCTCTCCTGACTTTAGGTCTACTAGTAACAACTCGTATGGGAGGTAAGAATGGCTACAGAACGTATAGCTCTTACTCAGCCCATAGACAGTCGTACTGGCAGCTTCTCTTCAGATGCCTACTCTTCTAATTGTTACTTTGATTCTAGTAGTGGTAAGAGAGAGTTTGTTAAAAGACCTGGCTTGGTTTCTGTTGCTCAAGTTACACCAGTAACTCCACCAGCTACTTTACAAAGTCAAGGGTTAACCCCTTACAATGGAAACCTTATTGCTGTTATTAATAACACAGCCTATAAGATCAATCCTACAACCTATGCTGTCACTACTCTTGGTACTTTGTCTGTTTCAACTAGTCAAAGTTACTTTGTTAGAACTTTCCTAGATGCTTACTTGTTTATGCACAACAAGGTTAACGGATATCTTCTTAATCAAGCAGGTGCTCAAGGACCTATAACCAATGACAAAGTAGCCAACATCAGCATAGACAATCCAGGACTCAACTACAGTACAGGGATAACCCTTAGCTTCTCTGCTAGTGGTGTTGCTGCTACTGCAACTGTAACCAATGGAAACATTACTGCTGTTAATATAACCAATGCTGGTTCTGGACTAACTGTTGCTCCAACCATTACCATCAATGTTCCTAGTACTGTAACTCCTACAGCAACTGGTCTTGTGGGTGACTACATCATTAGTGTGTCTAGTGGTACGGGTATCTACGTAGGTATGCAAGCATCTGGTACAGGTGTAGCCAATAATGCTCTTGTGACCAACGTCAATGGCACTACAATCACTCTCAGCCTTCCAAACACAGATGCTGTGTCTGGTACTATTACTTTTGCTGATCTAGGCTCTAATGGCGTTTTAACGGCTTCTTTAAACTCTTTCCCTGCTGGTCCTTTTGTATCTGGTGCTGTCTTCTTAGACAATTATGTGTTTATAGGCACAACGGATAATCGTATCTACAACTCTAACCTGGGTGACCCAACTACTTGGCAAGCTTTAAGTTATCTTAGCTTTGAACAAACAGCAGATACCCTAGTGGGTATTGCTAAACATCTTAACTACCTGGTAGCTTTTGGAAACAATAGCACCCAGTTCTTCTATGATGTTGGTAATGCTGTTGGTTCTCCTTTGGGGTTAGCAGCGTCTTATACCTCTGAGATTGGTTGTGCTAGTGGGGATAGTATTGTTGCTACTAGTAACACTGTCTTATGGATAGGTAAAACCAAAACGTACGGCAAATGTGTGTACACAATGGATGGTGTTTCTGCTGTCAAGGTGTCTACTAGTAACATAGATAGGCATTTAGAAGCAGATGATTTGAGTTATGTAACTGCTTACTGCTATAAAGTTAGTGGTCATACGCTATATATATTGACTCTACACAACACTCAAAAGACATTGGTCTACGACTTGGATGAGAAGCAATGGTATACATGGACTCAGTATGCTATGGCATCCAACACTCAACCTAACCCAGGTACGTACTACGAGTCTTATTTCCGTGGTACTTACTACGCAGAAATGAACAACATTCCGTATGTCTTAGATGATGACAATGCTACTTTGTATTACTTTAGTACTACAACTTATCAAGACAATGGACAACCTATTTACTGTAGGTCAGTCACAGACATTAGAGACAACGGAAGTACCAAACGTAAGTTTTATGGTCGTCTAGAAATTGTTGGAGACAAGGTACAAGGCGGTGTGATGCAGATTAGCCACACAGGTAATGACTATGCTTCTTACTCTACACCTCGGTCTGTTGACCTCAATGCTCCTAGATCACAAGTGTACTTAAGTGGTGCTGACAGACGTAGAGCTTGGCAGTTCCTCTGTACTAGCAATGTTCCCTTGAGGTTAGATGCTGCTGAGATTGACTTTAGGATTGGGGAGATGGATCAAGAGCAAGCTGTTGGCGGTGGAACACAATATAGGAAATAACTTGAATCAAGTAGTAGAATCTATTATAAATGTTTCAACCAAAGAAAACTTTAGTCTTAGTAACACTGAGAGCAAGTTAGCTTTAGCTGAAGCATTGTTAAAAGAAGAACAAGTATTTAACACTATTATCCATAGGTTTGGAGGTGGCTTGTACATTAGAGAAGCCCACTATCCCAAAGGAACTTTGATTGTGGGTCAAGAGCATGTTTCAGAGCACATGAATGTGCTTCTCCAAGGTAGCATTAACGTTATAGACGGAGATGGTGAGGTACAAACTCTTGTAGCTCCCCACATGTTTGTAGCCAAAGCTGGTAGCAAAATAGGTTACACATTAGAAGATACTGTGTGGCAAAACATCTATGTTACTAGTAGCACAGATGTAGAGTACCTAGAATCTATTTTGTTTAAGTCCCCAGATATTCTTAAGAAACACCAAGAAGAAAAGCTACTTAAAGAGTACCCACTGCATGAAGTGGATAGACAAGACTTCTTGTTGGTAGTTCAAGAATCTGGTTGGACTTTTGAAGACATTGAGTTAGCTTCTAAACATAGAGGAGATTGCATCCCTTTCCCTGAAGGCAGCTATGCCATATGTGCTGGTAATTCACCAATACAAGGTAAAGGAATGTTTTCTACAGCTATGATTAAAAAAGACCTTGTGATTGCTCCTATGAGGCTCGGTGGGCTTAGAACCCCTGCGGGGTATCTAGTTAACCACTCTAAGAATCCTAATGCTGTAGCCGTTATAAATCCCTTTGGGGATATGTTCCTAGTAGCATCTAGAGACATAGGTGGCATGGTTGGTGGAGACTTAGGTGAAGAAATAACTTTGGACTACAGGCAAGTTATGAAATTGAATAATCTTTGGATTGGAGAACAAACATGAGTGCAGCAACAGTTGCTTCTTACGTTGGTATAGCAGCAGGAGTTAATTCCCTTACGGGTGGTGGGGTGAGTAAACTATTTGGTGGTCAAGGCCAACAAAGCGGTGCTTCTGCCACTGCTACTGCTAATCCTATGGCTCCCTATCAAGCTCAATTAGCTCAAATGTACCAGGGATATTTGCAACCAGGTGCTTCTAGTAACATTCAAGCTATGCCAGGGTTTAGTCAGTTTCAAACTGGTGTGTTAAATCCTGCTTTACAAGCATCTCAAGCTAAAGCTGCTGGTGCTGGTCAACTATATTCTGGTGCTGAGTCTGCTCAACTAGAGCAAATTGGTCAGCAAGGCTATTCAGGATTCATGCAAAACTACTTGAGTAATTTATATTCAGGTGCTACTGGTGGTGCATTGGCTGGTCAACAAGCTGGTAACACTGTTAACACTGCTAACCAACAAGCATTTCAACAAGGTCTTGGTAGTCTTGCTACTGGTATGCAAGGGTTTGCTGGCAACCCCAATGTAGGTAGTGGATACAATTTAAATGCTCCTGGTGGAGTTCAAAATTATTTTCAAGGCAGTACTAATCCAGGTAGCGTTATATCTGATTTCCCTGCTGAAGGTGCTCCTACTTCACCAATCATATAGGACTAAATCATGGCTTTTTTAATGTCAGATGTAGCTGCGGGTAGTGATGCCGCTTTAAGACTACAACAAAATATGGCTGCTGCACCTTATGTGCAACAGGAGACTGCTGCTGCGGCTGAAGAAACACAACTTAAGTTACAACAAGATCGTCTTAAAGCTCAGTATGCTCCTCAAGAGATGGTTCTTAAACAGAAACAAGAAGAACTTGCTATAGAGGCATCTAGAAATGCTAATTTAGCCTCTAAATATAATTTACAAGTTAACCAAGACTCTAGAGATAAATTTAAAAATCTTGTAGGTAAAGATGAGTTTAAAACTGCTGATGAAGTAGAAAAACTTAAATTAATAAGATCAACTTTTGGAGAGACAGGTGATTTAAAAGGATATATTGAGGCTAACAAAGCTGTTTCTAAAGCAACCGCAGAAAAGATACAAGCTGATCTTAAACAACATGAACAAGAAAGACTTCAACTGGGTGATGCGTTGTCTTGGTTTGCTGGTGCTAAACCAGAAGAGATGCCTGAATTAATATCCAAAATGGATGACAAGATGAAGGCTAATATCAAAAGCCATCTACCTGGATTCTTTGAAGAAAAAAATTCAGAAAGACAAAGGGCGCAACTTGAAGCATTGTTTTACAATGGTCTTGGTAAAAATGGAGCTGCTGAACATGCAACTCGTTTAGAGTTGTTAAATAAACAATTAGAAATAAGAGAAGAACAACTTAAAAACATAGAACAAACTGGTCAAAACATTAAAGCTAAAGGCAACGATGGTTCTAAAGAAAAAGCTGAAGAGCTAAAAGCTTTTAATGCTGCTCAAAGAACTATTAGAGGTATTGATTTAGATTCTAAAAAAGACCGCAAAGAATTAGAAGATCAATACAACAAAGACTTTAAAAAAGATCAAGAAAAACGTTTGTTTGGTTTTGGAAGTTCTCCTTATGAACAAGCAAAAACTGATGCAGATAAAAAACAAAAATTAAAATCAACACAATCTTGGAATGATTTGCAAGAATTTAATAGGACTGTTGTTCAAAAGAAAATAAATGCAATAGAGTCTATGCCAGAGGGTCCAGACAAACAAAAACAACTTTCTCTTTTAGAAGATGAGTTGGCTACTACTTACTTAAGTCCCGAAGAGAAAAAAGAAGCAAAACCTAAAGAGAGAAGTTTAACAACTTCATCTCCTGCTCCAGGTGGTCCATTGCCATCTAATTTGTCTGGTGGGCCTTTGTCTCTTCAAGATACTGTTAAAGCTGCTGCTGATGTTAAAAAGCCTGGTGCTGTTCCTAGTAACAAATATACGCAAGATAATCCCGCTAAACCTACTAGCAAAGAAGAGTACGACAAATTACCAAGTGGTAGTTACTACATACAAGATGGCGTTATTAAGCGCAAGAAAGGCTAATCATGGCTGATTTTGGGCAAAACGATGAAGTAGTTAGTGCTCCACCTGCTCCTACCCAATCTTGGGGTAAAGATGATGAAGTTGTATCTACCAAAGCACCTGTTGTAGAAGGTAAAGGCGGTGCTGCATTTGGTATGTACCCTAAACCAGGCATGAAGCCTGAAGATACTGTTAGTGGTGCGGCTAAGACTGCTGGAGAATCTTTTGTTAGAGGTCTTCCTGGTACTGGTGGTTTTATTGCAGGTGCTGGTGCTGCAAGTGCTCTTGCTTCTCCTGTAGTTACCCCACTGACTATTGCTAACCCTATTGCAGGAGCATTGACAGAATTAACAGTAATGATGACTGGGGGTTTAGTTGGTTCTGCTGGTGTTAATTCAGTAGCAGACAAACTTAGTGCTTTAATTGATCCACAAGGTTATGCTGCTTGGGAAGCATCTAAAAAACAATACCCCAAATCTGCTGAAGCAGGTTCTATAGCTGCTGGTTTTGCTGGTAGTAGTTATAAAACTGCTCCAGAAGTTGCTGGTAAATTACTAACCAAACCTATTGTTCAACGTGGTGTTAGTGGTCTGTTAGGTGGCGGTATGTCCGTTGCAGAACAAGCTACTACTGGTAAAGGTGATGTTGATCTTACTCAAGCTGCTATACAAGCTGCTGGTGGTGCTGCTTTACCTAGTCTTAATGTGGCTGGTAGAACTGCTGATGTTCTTGGTAAGGGTGTTGCAGGTGTTGCACAAAAGATGTTTAGTAAAACACCTCCTAAAACTAAACCACTTGATATACCAGAAGCTCCTGCTGATACAGCTACTCCAGAAGAGAAAGCTGCATACTTAGATAAACTTAAAGCAATCAAAGCTGAACGTGACTCTAAAGCTCCTTTAGTTGAAGCTGCTATTAGGAACAAAGAGACTGGTGAAATAGAACGCATGGGTCCCAAGCATGATCAAGAGCGTAAAGATGCTACCAAAGATACCCATGAAGAAGGTTTTGTTGATGAGTTGGGTAACTTCCATGAGCGTACTGCTGCTGTAGACCAAGCTAAACGTGCTGGTCAGATACCTGAAGACCATGTGTTAGAAAGTCCTCCTGGTGAAACTCCTGGACTACACTCTGGTGATCTTCGTAAAGCTGGTGACAAACGTTTTGAAGTTACTGAAGAACAACCCGCTGGTGAATCTAAATCTAAACCTCCTGTTGAAGAAGGCCCTAAGACTCGTGAAGAACATAAAAAAGCTATTGATGATTTAGAGTACGATCTTTTTGTAACACATGAAATAGATTTGCAAGAAGCTAAAAGAATGGGCGATACTGCTGGTGTTGCTGAAATTGAATCTAGAATAAAAAAGGATCAAGAAAAGTTAGATCAACTTAGTAAAGACATTCCATTAGTTCAATTTGCTAATCCACTTAAACCTACTTGGGAAGAGTTACACGATCATCTTTGGAATGCTCTTAATATGGGAGAAGCTTTTGATAAAGTTCTTAGTGCAAACATTGGTTCTAAAGGCCAAAAGTTTTTAATTAAAGCTCTTAATCAATCTGAATTTATTCGTAGTGCTAGATTAGAGCTTTCTAACGAATTAATTAAATATATAGACAAAGATGGGTTTGAAAAACAAGATGCTAATGGTATGTACACTGGAGACAATGTACACAAAGTAGACCTTGGAAAAGAAGGTAATCTATCAGTATTGTTGCACGAAGCTATTCATGCTGGTACTCAAAGACTTCTTAATCAAGGAAACCATCCTGCTGCTATTAAACTTCAAGAGATGTTTAAGGAGTTTGAAGAGAGGTACAACGTTGGATATAATATTGCTTTTGAAAACTATTTAAAAGAAAATCCAAACGCTACTGTTGGAGAACGCAAAAATTTTGAAAAAGATTATCGTAAACAAAACAAAGATTATGGTTTAACAGATGTCCATGAGTTTGCTGCTGAAGCTTTTAATAACAGAAAGTTTCAAAAACTACTTAGATCAATTAAATCTAAAGAACCCCAAACTGTTATTGGTAACATGTGGGAAAGTTTTAAGAATACTGTTCGTGAAGGTTTGGGTATTCCAGAGTCAGAACGTACAGCATTTGATGATGCCATTGAACATGGTGTTAAATTAATAGAAGAATCTAAAGGCTACACACCTTTTGATCTTGCAGCTAAAACTTCTCCTTCTGTTGCTAAAGCTGCTGAGAAGGTAGACCCACGTTCTATACCCAATGAAGAAGAGTTTTATAAACACGCTACAGATATTTATGAACGTTATGGCGAAGATGAAGCTATTAAATTCTTTGAAGACTACAACAAAAATTTAAAAGAACGTACTATACCTGTTCCTAATAACAATGAAGAACTAGATGATGCTACTCACAAACTAAAAACTTTTACAGTTAAAGATATATCTGAAAAACGTGTTTGGATGGATGAGGCTAGGAAGGCAGGTGTTACAGAAGAAGACAGTGCCAAGTGGTTTATGATGATTGAAAATGGAGAAGAGCTTCCTACTGAAGCTTTAAAGTGGCTTGGTGAGGGTCAAAAAGAAGCTAAAGCTTTGTATGACAGAGCTGTAGCTATGAAGAAACTTGGTTTTGAAATTAACATTGGTACTGAATTCTTTACTGGTCAATCTCGAATTCGTTTGTGGAGTGAAAAAGAAAGACCAGGTTGGAAAGAAACTCTTAAGAAATTCTTTTCTAATGATGGTCCTATGGGGGATAAAGTTGGAGATGAAGTTGATGCTGCTATAGAACGTAAGGTATACCAACTTGATGATGGTAGGGTTGTTGAGATACATCGTCAGCCTAAAGATGTGGCTACACCCAAAGGTACTATTAAAAAAGGTACAGAAATTTGGGAATGGAAAGATGGTGTAAAAAAACAAATTGGGCATACGCCAGACTTAAACTTTAAACGTGGAGACAAAGTTACTATTGGTGGCAAAGAAGTCACTATGGTTGATGGCAAAGTACCTGACATTGAAAAACACTCTACATATAAATATTCACATGACGCTTTAGCATCTCAAGCTATGGCTGTGATTGGTCTTCGTAAGTTAATTCGTGAAGCAGAGTTTATTCACAACTTAAAAAAATCAGAAATGTTTGAAAGGGTTGGGTTTAGTCCTGATAAACCCCTTGAGGATTTACCAAAAGGTTGGAAACCCCCAGATAACATAGATAAAATTCCTCAGTTACGTGGTTGGCATTTTGATCCTAAGACTGCTGCAATCATAGAAGACTTTGCTAAAGTTTGGAATGATGGTTTATGGTCTAAATTATCTAATGCAATTGTTAAAAACATGATGCTTAACCCTGTGCCACACATGTTTAATGAGGTGATGCACTTGTTTGTTGCTCGTGGATTTACTGGTTGGGTTGATCCTCGTGGGGTATCTTCTTTTGTAAAGTCTGCTAACAGAGCTGTAAAAGATGTTGGTAACCAAACTAAATTTTTTAGAGAAGTTCTAACAGAAGGTGGTACTCCTTTAAGTGCTGATGCTAGAAACAAAGGTTACTTTGACAACATCTTTAAAGAAGAAAGCAAAAAGATATTTGGTGATCCAGTTATGCAAAAAAGCTTAGCTGGTTTAGCTAAGAAACTAGGCACTAGTGTAGGTAATTTATACAATGGTATTTCTAATGCTTCCCAAAAAGCCATGTGGTTTACAAGGGATGTAATGTACTTTCAGTATCTTCATGAAACTATGGATAGGTACGAAAAAAGCACTGGTAACAAAATGGATTTAAAAGATGCTATAGACCACATAGAAAGGCACATGCCTAACTATCGTATGCCATCAGAAGTGTTGGGCAGTAGGTCAGTAGCTAAACTTCTTAAGAATCCTAATGTATCTTTGTTTGCTAGATACCACTATGGCATGGTTAAGTCTTTGGTTAACACACTTAAAGATGTTGATCCACGTAATTTAAGCTCCCCAGAAGGTCGTCAACACTTTAGAGATGGTGTTGATTCTATGCTTGCTATTGCTATTGCTATGGGATTTTTGTATCCATTGGCAGATAAATTAGCTGAAGCTATATTTGGTGAAGGTGCAGAGCAACGTAGAGCAGGTCCTTTCCATTTGATACAAGCAGCTATGGATGTGTCAGAGGGTAAAAAAGATGCTAGTGCTTTAATATGGCCTGTGTTTACTTTTAACCCCATGTTGCTTATGTTGGTAGAATTAGGTTCTGCCCACAAACTTACAACTGGTAAAGCAATTTATCACATACAAGACCCTATAGAAGACATTGCTAGTGATATAGGACAGTATGCTGTAAAACAAGTTCCTCAAGCTAGTCCTGTATTGTCAGCAGTTGCTGATGAAGGTGGTGATACTCAATTTGTAGCTAAACAGTTGGATATTAAAGCAAAAACTTCAGAACAATTAGAAATAGAAGACAGGGCTAAAAAACGTGAAGAAAGAGCTACTAAAGGTCGTAAAACAAAACGAGAAAAAGGCACATACAAACCATGAATATTTTATTCATTGATCAATTGGGATTCTCTGTTGACTTGGCTTTAAGAGCCAAGCATAGTGGTCATACTGTGCGTTCTTACATGCGTAACAACCCTGATGGTACACGTTGTGAGAATGGAGATGGTTTGATTGACAAAGTTAAAGATTGGGAGTCCAGTATGGACTGGGCTGATCTTATCTTTGTTACTGATAACATCCTGTTCATACACAAGCTAGAGCAGTACCGCATGAAGGGTTACCCTATCTTTGGTTGTAACCTAGAGGGACAACGTTGGGAGCAAGATAGGGAATATGGAGCTGCTGTTTTAGAAAGAGCAGGTATTGAAACTATCCCTATGCAAAAGTTTAAGAAGTACGATGAAGCCATTGCATTAGTACTTGCCAACAAAGATAAACGTTATGTTTCTAAGCCTGTTGGAGATGGTGACAAATCTCTATCTTATTGTGCCAAAGATTGGCGTGATATGGTGTTTATGCTCAACAAGTGGAAGAAAGACAATGCTTACGATGGTGAGTTTGTTCTTCAAGAATTCCACAAGGGTTCTGAGATGGCTGTGGGTGGTTGGTTTGGTTTAGGTGGTTTCTCTAAATGGTATCTAGAGAACTGGGAATTTAAGAAGCTCATGCCAGGAGATCACGGACCTGCTACTGGTGAGCAAGGTACTGTGATGAGGTATACCAAAAAGAGTCTATTGGCTGACAAGGTACTGTTGCCTCTAGAAGACTTCTTGCATGGCATTGGTTATAGCGGTTACATTGATGTCAATTGTATTATTGATGATAAGGGCTGCCCTTGGCCTTTAGAGTTCACTACAAGACCTGGTTGGCCTCTATTCCAGATACAGCAAGCCTTGCACGTTGGTGACCCTGTAGAGTGGATGTTAGACATGCTAGATGGTAAAGACACCCTCAAGGTTAAACAAGACATAGCTTGTGGTATTGTTGTGTCTCAACCTGATTATCCGTACAACAATGTTACTAAGAAACACAATACGGGATATCCAATCTTTGATTTGTGTGAAGAAGATGGTACTAAGAACATCCACTTCTCAGAGATTAAAACTGGGTACTGCCCAGATGATAAGGGTAAAAACACAACTCCTTGCTTGGTTACCTGTGGTAGCTATGTAATGACTGTCTCAGGTATAGGTAAGACTGTGTGTGACGCTAAAGATATGGCTTACAAAACATATAAAAAGAAAGTTCACATGATCAACTCTCCTATGGTCAGAGATGATATTGGTGAGAAGCTTGAAGACATGCTACCCATTCTTCAAAAGAATGGTTATTGTAAAGATGTGGAGTACTGTTGATGGATTTTTTTTCAAAGCTACAAAACTTAGTAGGTAGTAGTCAACAACCTAGTGTTGGAGGCTATATGCCCAGTGTTAATACTATGGGTGACCCCAATCCAATGGGTGAAGAACAAAAACCTGCTGTTGAAAAAAATTTATTAGAACAAGCTAAAGAAATGTATCCTCGTTTAAAAGGCTTGGATTATAGTTATCTTGAATCTAAACCAACATCTAAAGATGATTTTAGAAAACTAGAGCATTGGTCTAAAAATGAACCAGGTGATGAACAATATCCTCGTCCTAAAGAGTTGCCTTTGGATAAAGATGCTATAGAAATATTAGATAAAAATATAAGTTCAAGAGATGTGGCAGGAGATATTGTTTCTCACAGTCTTGTTCAAGATAAAAAAAATCATCCAGAACTGTACAAACTTAACAAGCAGTTTGAAGAAACATTAAAAACTCCTGAAGCTAAATCTTCTTTGCGTGAACTGTATAGAGAATCGTATGAAAATGGTGATAAAAGGGAGTACGGAGATTGGTTAAAACAAACTGGTAAAGCACAATATCTTAGAGGATATCTGTTTAAACAATTTGATGAGTCTGAAATACCTAACTTTTATTCTAAAAAACAAATGGGTATTTTAGACCAAATGGATAAATACTTAAAAACAGAAAAATAATGACTAAGCTAACAACTCCTATCCCCCAAGATAAGATTGGGGAAAGCTTTGTCTGGAGAGATTGGTTCCAAAGACTTAGTAATACAGTGTATGGGACGTTAGCTTCTCAAGATGCAAACAACGTAAACATTACTGGTGGAGCTATTGCTCCTAGTTTGGTAGGTGTTGTTAAGATAGTTGCAGGTACAAATATAAGTATTTCTCCTTCCAGTGGTACTGGTGATGTAATTATTAGTTCTTCTGGTGGGGGTGGTGGAGGTAGTTTATCTGCTCCTGTTATTGAAACAGCAAACTTTACTCTAACAACTCCTACCAATTGGGTTATTAATAACAAGTCTGGTTCTACTTGTACAGCAACTCTCCCAGCAGCATCCAGCTATTTGGGATACACAATTACTTTACAAAACTATCAAGATCAATCTTTAGTTTCTGCTACTAGTAACATCATCCCTTTAGGGGGTGGTAATCCTGGTACTTCTATATTAGATAATTACAGTGGTAGCTGGGCTACGCTTGTTTCTAATGGTTCTAACTGGGTTGTTGTTCAGCAATCTTCCAACTCATCTATTCGACTTGAAAACAATTGTGTTATCTCTGTGGATGGTATTCTTGTTGCTCAAGATGGTGCTCTTCTTACTGAGTCTGGTCTTAGACTTGTGTTAGGTTAATAATGATAGAAGTCTTGGCTGTTATTTCTGCTTGTAAGGCTGCCCATGCTGGTATCCGTGAGTGTGTTGATTTGTATCAGGACTTTAAAAAAGATGGTAAAGATGTCTCTGATATTCTCAATGAAGTTGGTACTCATTTAGGTGCTTTCTTTACTCACCAAGAAGCTTTTAAAGAAGCAGAAAAAGAAGCTAAGAAAAACCCATTGCCTAAAAACATTTCTATCAATGAAGAGGCCATGAACCGAATCATTAGGCAACAACAAATTGAACAGATGGAAACAGATTTAAGGGAAATGATTATCTATCAATTAGGTATGCCTGGAATGTGGTCTAAGTTTACAGAAATGCGTGAGATTGTTCGCAAAGAGCGTGAGAAAGTCGAGCGTGAACAAAAAAAGCTCTGGAAGTGGCTGCTCTCAAAAGGAGACAGTTCATTGACAAATGGCAGGTTAGAATCGCATTGTCAGCAGGTATATTCATATTGTTTACAACCTTTGCTGTTCTTATGTACGGAATCCATTTAGATTATCAACGAAGTAAACTAGGAGGTTAATATGTCTTGGATTGAACAACTAGCACCAACTATAGCATCTTGTTTAGGAGGTCCTTTAGCGGGTATGGCTGTTGAGGCTGTATCTAAAGCTATAGGGGTTGATCCTAGTGCTGTACAAGATACTATTAATAGCGGTAAATTAACTGCGGAACAAATAGCATCTATTCAACAAGCAGAAATTACTCTTAAAGCAAAAGCTCAAGAGATGAACCTGGACTTTCAACAGTTAGCAGTTCAAGATCGTAAGTCTGCTAGAGATATGCAAACGACTAACAAATCTTGGATACCCCCACTTTTGGCAATTATGGTGACCTTGGGGTTTTTTGGAATACTAACTGGAATGATGTCTGGTCGTGTTACTAGTAGCGAAGCACTAATGATTATGTTAGGCTCTTTGGGTACAGCTTGGACAGGTATTATTGCTTTCTATTTTGGCTCATCTGCATCTAGCCAGAACAAAGATGCGCTTTTACATCAGAGTACCCCATCAAAATGACTCAATTAACACCCCATTTTTCTTTAGAAGAACTAACAATCACTGAACATAGAGAATTTAACAATGAACCAAATGAACATGAAACCCAAAATCTTCTACGCCTTGCCGAATTTTTGGAGACTGTTAAAACTCTCTTGGACAGCAAGCCAATCATGGTTAACTCGGCTTACAGGTCGGAACAAGTAAATACGGCTGTAGGAAGCAAAAATACCTCACAGCATAGGGTAGGGTGCGCTGCTGATCTAAGAGTTCCTGGAATGACTCCTGATGAGGTTGTGAAAGCTATTATTGCTTCTGATCTTCCCTATGATCAGGTAATTAGAGAGTTTGATAGGTGGACACATGTAAGTGTTACTAATAACCCAGGGGAAACACCTAGAAGAATGGCTTTAATAATTGACAAACAGGGAACTAGAGCTTATAGTTAAAACTCTTTGCAAGTTGTCATTTTAAAAGGGGGAACTGGTTTCCCCCTCTTTTTTGTTAAGACCACAAAGTAACCAAGTCTGGAACAATTTTCTTTAGTACAGGTTTTCTTTCTGTATGTGGGTTATCCATAGAAATAATCTCTTTACTTGAGAATCTATGACCCGTAAAACACTCGTATCTTCTACGTTTAGTGCTGTCATCATTTATTCTAGTTTCTAGTATTTTACTTTTACTGTTGCAGTTAGGACATCTCATTCTTTACTCCAATAGGCTTCAATCCAATGTTCATAAAAACCCCAACAAAATAACCAATCCCACATCATTCTTTGTGCAGAATTAGACTCTGAACATAATTCAGCCATTCTTAAACAAGTTTCTTTATTGGGTGGTTTTACAACCACTGTTCTTAATTTTACTATTTCATCCATTGTTTTTCTCCTTCAGCTTGGCTTCAATTGCTTGTACAAAGTTATAAATGTTAGGCACAGAAAAACCAATAAATTCTTTTTCCAATTCATCTATTTGATTTTCAGTCAGCCCTACCCATTCACGCTTTACATAAATAAATTCTAAAGCATCTTCGTGGGTGGCTAAAGCATAGCCACCATCAATTGCTTGTCTTAGTTCTTCATATAGTTTTTTGTAGTTTTTCATAGTTGTCTGTAAGTTTAAGTACCCTGCCTTTTAATTCTAGCAGTGCTTTACTTAACAGTATTTCAAGTGAGGTTGCTTCTGATGGTTTAGCTATTGTTTGTTCAGCAATTATTATGCAGTGTCTTAATTCTAAGTCAGTCATCGTTGATCTCCTGTATGATGATCCAAATTAAAAAGCTTGTTAGACTTAGAACACCTAACAAACCTGCCAGCATTAGTATCAAAGATACTATGTTGTAGAACATATAACTCATACGTGTACCTTTATGCTTGCTAAAAGAACATATGTGATCACTATTGCCCAAGCAAACAACTTAAGTTGTTTACTGACAGCGGGTTTAATACCCAACATTACTTCTTGTACCCAGTCTTGATCTGGGTTGTGGTAGTTTGTTTTCTTTTGGTAAAGAACACCAATCTGTAATCCAGGTTTAATTGTGTAAGGTGTCATATGTTCTTCTCTTTTAGTTTGGCTTCAAGCATTCGCTCGTATTCAAATTTGTCCCATACATTGCACTCTGCATAAATGGTTTCAATTTCCTCATCTGTCAGTCCTACCCATTCACGCTGATCTTTGCTAGGAATGTAATAAGTTGGGCGTGTCATTGTGTTAACTGCCTTGTCTACGCTTGATTGCATTTGCTTTTGCATTCCGTCAATAAAGCCACGCTCATATTCACGTTGTGGTTTGGTGTAAAGGGGTCTAATTTCC